ACTCTTTGATAAAAGATGAATGTTTAAAATCTAAATAATCATAAGTATTTGAGCTTATGATTGCCAAACTAAATGGCGCATAAAAATCTGTGGGTGTGGCCAAAAATCTATTACTTGATGTAAGCGTGCCTTGAACATTTTTTCTTTGTTTTGGTAATTGAACCAGGCTAAATATTCGATCTTCTGCCTCGGTTATAAATGTATTTAATTGTGACGTAAAAGTAGATTCAGATACTTGTAAATAGTCTTGAACCGCTGTTTTTAATGTTGCTAATGTAAAACTCATGTTATTGATACCGTTACTGAGCCAACGCCCGATGTTATACCAAAGGTTGTTAGTTCCTCGCCTAACTTGCCGTCACCTACATTAGTGTAAACAACAAAAAAATTGTTGTCATCTTTTTCCTCTGGTCTTGCATTTCTTAATGCCTGCGGATCTTGAGGTACAGGTCTTGGCATTAACTGTGGATGTTTTGGGTCAAACTGATCTGGGCCAACCAATAAACCGTCCCAGGTTCTTTTCATATCTTTTAATTTGTAGCGAAAACCTGTTATGTCACAGATTCCGTAAGCAAATTTACCCGATGCAAAAGCCATTATGCGTTGTTATAACTGCGAATATCTGGAGATATTCTAAAAGAGGCCCTATCCTCATCCTGTGACAAAGCTCTGGTGAACTCTTCTTCATACATGCTTTTTAGCATGGCAGTTCTTTCTGGTGCTCTTTTCATAGATATGTAATAAGCAAGGCCCGCAGTTAAACATGGATAAAAACGAAACGGCACTTCCATGGTATTAGTAGCTGAATCTGAATCATCCATTCTGGTTAAAACATTCATAACCACAGTGTAAGTGCTCGATTTATCTGGTGCTGGCCAAACTGAAATTGTAGGTGTAATTTGTTTGTTTATAAAATATTGATTAGGCTTGCCCGTCGATGATTTATTAACAATGTGTGAGTATTCTGCTCTGCTTAACCTGGACATAGGCAGATCTGTGGTTTCTGAGCTCACTGTTTCGCGTATAAAGACGTCTAATACATCTATAGGTGCCGTACCATTGGTACTATCAATGTTGTATTCTGTGGTGTCTTTAACCATGGCCACGGTTTTTTGTGCAATGGTCCACTGATTTAAACCTCTGTTGGCCCACTCTGCTAGCATTAAATTTAAACTTCTATTTGCGCTTTTAAGGTCATAACCTGTACGCAGTTCTAAACCGCAACGCTCGAAAGCCTCTTCTATGTATTCAGCTACGTCTGGCTCAAAATTTTTACTGCTAGATGTTGCCATTAATCCTCCGTGTCGTTATACAAGTTATCAAAAACTCGATTTACGTCTAAAGTATAGTCTAAATCAGATTTGCTATAATGTATATGAGCAGAGGGTCGGAAGTCGGGTGCACCCTCTCCATGAGTAAACCAAGCTGGATGTGTGACTCGGACACGATTATTAGGCAAAGCCACTATGTTTCCTGTCCACTCACCAGCATCTAAAAGCTCCATAACGTGACTTTGTTTATGTTGTGCGGGGTCATCCGCAATCTCACTTTCTGTGTAGTCAACTGTAAACATATATTTAGCTGGGTAAAACTCGCCGTCTATCTTTGCTATCCAAGGACAAGGTGTTGCCCTGTCAATTACATAAACTGCATGATGATGGGATGAGCAATCCCAGGGTTGTGCATCATGCACGGCCATAGGCTCTGGCCATTCTTCAAAAACAGTATCACCGACTAAAGCTGTAATTGGCATCCTGGCCCACATAGCACCACCATGAACCGTGTCCTCTGGCTCACCCTCTGGAGCTATGCCTGTGAAAATAACCTGGAAACTTAGACATCTACATGGCATTGATGTAACACCAACGGCCATTGCATGTAAAAACTCACCATGATATTCCTCATGGTTATGAGTGTATTCTTTCCTTACCCAACATTTAAAATAGGGTATGTTTGAATGTAAGTACGCCACAATACTTTTTAAAAAAAACTATTTTCTGCCGTAAAGGCCTATATTACCTCTACCGTTAGTTTTTCTGCCTTTAGCTTTCATTTTGCCGCCCATAGCACCGCCCTTAGACATCATTTTGCCGCCTTTACGCATGCCTTTGGCCATCATTTTGCCGCCTTTTTTCATTTTTTGTGGCGCTTGTTTTTGCTTGAGTTGCGGTTGTTTTTTACTGCCAGCTTTTTTTGCAACGCTTTTCAAACCTTTTGTTAATTTACCACCTTTGGCATAACCTTTAGACTTCATCTTGCCGCCTTTTTTCATGCCTTTAGCTTTCATTTTACCTTTCATATTTACTCCTATGATCTGCCGAATAAACCCATATTCGACTTATTTGAAATTATACCGCCTTTTGCGGCAAATGTTTTAACATTTGTAGGCTTGCCACCTACCCCTTGTTTTTTAGCACGTTTTCTTCTAACCGCCGATTTTATTTCTGATTTTGACATGCTTTTTGCTTTAGATCTAGGGACGCACTTAGGATATTTTCTTTTAGATCCTTTTGTTGAGGCCCGTCCACATGCTTGAAATTTACCGTCTTTTTTAGGCGCACCAATATCCACCCAATCTCCTTTAGGGCCTTTACCAAACCATTCTTTTAAAGACATTATTTTTTCCTGGTTTTCCTTATTTGTTCTTTGCCTCTTTTAAAAACATTAGCTATACCTGTTTTACCCATAACCTTGGCCCTTTGTTCGCCTACGGTTAATATTTGTATTTTTCTAGCAAAAGGTTTTTTAATTCTTTTTACCTTATTAACTGTGGCTGTTGCATCTGCCATAGTCTTAAATTTAATACTTACAGTATCTTTTGGGTTTTCGTCTGTGTATAAACGTCTACCAGATCCTTTTGGTTTTTTGCCAGTGCCGACCTTTGGATCTCTTTTCTTTTTGGATCCTTTGCTAACAGATTTACCAATGCTACTTCTACTTATAGCCATGGTTTTTTAACCTTTAGGAACTCTTGTAGGCTTGCGTTTGCTATCCATAATTGCGCCACAACCTCTAGCTTGAACCATTACAGCACCGCCGTTTTTCATAAATCCCATTTTGTTACGAACCTTAGTCGGCAGTTTGCCTAGACCTTTATTTCCAGCTGGTATTGGTTTTAAGTTTTTATTACTCACTTCGCCTCCCTCTGCTTTTTTAGCGCCTTTATATCCGCCACCACGTTTTTTGTAAGTTTTAACTAACCAAGCATTAGCATAAGCAGACGGATAAACGTCAAACTTTCTTTTGGCCTCTGCTTTAACGCGTGAATACAACGCAGGTTTGGTTACGTTGCTTGGTGTTTTGGATTTTGCACTGCCGCCCTTGCCAAATTTAATACCTTCTAAGGTTTTTGCTTGACTAGCGTGTAATTTGCTTGCTTTTTTTAAGCCTTTTATAACTTTTTTTACTTTTTGTTTTGCCATAATTTTTACCAGTTTTTACAAGACCAATAACCTGCTGTAAAGACATCTTTCTTTTTTTGCACGGCATCACAATTATGCCTGGCCCGAAAAGATTTTCGTCTTTCTGGTTGATCTTTTTTGATTGACATTTTAGGATCGCCGTATCTTACGATTTTAATTTGATCGCCTTTTTTAGCTAATACAGCAAACTTTTTGTTGGCTCCAGGTGTTCTTTTTTGTTTGTTGTAACCAGGAAAAGACTCGCCGCGGTAGGAAAGCCTACCGCTAGCTGATCTTTTGACATCTTTGGTAGTTGCCATAGATTAGTCGTATTTCTTGATTAACTCCAAAACAATCATGTAACTGTCGCCACTAGAATGGCCAGTAGTGGTAAAATCTAAATCTCCCGTTTTACCAGAACCAGCATTATTTGGAATCGCGGTGAATGTATCGTAATATTCATCGCCAGTTGAATCGGCTGGTAAACCAATAGCTAATACGTTTGTGCTAGCATCAAAATCAATCTTTACCGACATGCCTACACAAGACCACCATATTCTTTGAATATGGACTTCTGTGCATGCTTGTCCTCTTGCGTTTGACCCTAAAGCAGAAACGTCTACTTTTTTTACAGCAGATTCACCCGTGCCATCTGAAACATTAGTGAACCGCAAAACAGCAGTTCTTTCACCATCTTGAATGGTTTGAGAGGTTACTGCGTCTGCCATTTTATCTCTCTACGATAACTGTGATGTAATCGATAGTCATGGTTTTGGCCGCGGCCGCACCGTTTTGAATACCGAATGATACAGTTAATTCTTCGTTATCTGGTAGATTTGTATTTACAACACCGACTGGCTCTGCGTTGTTGACTGAATATTGAACCAGTGCTGTATTTGGATCTACAAAGAAAGCAACAGTAACAAAAGTATCGTCTGCCATTGTATGAATTGCAGTTGTATCTGTTGATGTGCTGTCTTTTTCGACAATAAAGTCAAGGTTTGTATCGCCGTCGTCTTTAATGAAGAAAATACCGTCTGAAACCGCTAATGGAGAAGTATCGGTAATTTGTAGGCCCATAACGAAGTCAGATTGTGTAGCATCGCTTACTTTAAATCTAGCTGAAAAATAAGCTCTCTTTGAACCTGTAATTAAAAAAGACTCGCCTTTAAGGTTAAAAAAGTCATGGTCGTTATCGCCAGCCGCGTTAGTAATTAAAAACTGACCACCAGCACCAGAAGTAATTACCTCAGTTGCGGATCCCGTGCCATCCTCAGTTGTTGTGATTGTCCAATCACCACTATTGTAAGTCATAAAATCATTAAAATAACCATAGTGTGTTTGGTCAGAAGGATAAGGCATAAACATCGGTAGATCTTTTTTTGCCTTGGTTGCAACGGTGTTACCCGCCCATTGTATTTGGTTTTGAAAATGTGGATTAGCCATTATGAACTCCTTTGTTTGTATTAATGGAAAGCGGCAAGCCGCCCCTCATCAAGCTAATTAATTATTGTTAATTAGATACTACACTCAAGGAATTACTTTAGCAAGTGAAGTGAGTCTAAAATATCAAGCGTTTCTTGCGGATCTTGGTGCAATATACCTGTGCCGCCAGCCTCCTCCCAATGCTCGATATTAGATTTTTTATCATCAACCAAAATATGATTGGGTCTGGCAAATATTTTTTTGTCTTTGCCTTTAAGAGTAGAAGATACAACCACGTTTGGACAAACGTATTGACGGATCCACTCAGTCTTGTCTGCAACCACCAAGGGCCTGTTAATTAAACCAGAGCAAGTGAGGATCTCCCAGGGCAGGCCAGAGTCTTTTACCCAGGCTATTAGATCTAATGCGCCTGGCATGTAAGGCAAGTTTCTAAATAATCTTTTGTTAGTAAACTCTACCTTGCGATGATCGTAAGTTTGCTCGTTCCACAAAGGCCCGTTAAGAAAGTCTGGGCCTTGAACTCCTGTGACAAAGTCAGCTAAAACTCCGTCCATGTCTAGGTATATTTTACCTATTGCCACTATGCTACCTCCTCAAGTGTAATATAGATCCACTTGGCATTTTTCATGCCGAACAAACCTTG